CCCTCCATACCGACAGGGCGCTGACTCGGCATATCCGGGTTGCTCCCGAGCCGGTTCGGAAGCTGTCCTCCGACTCTACCAACGTAGGCGGTGAGTGGATTCCCGACATCCACCTACCGGTGTTGGAGCGGACGCTGACCGATATGCGCAGGGTGGAGGCCCTCTTCCAGGTCTTCCCGATGTCCGGGAAGGAGCAGCGGCTGCCGTTCCTCTCGACCGGTTTCAGGCCGTACAAGAAGGGCGTCCAAACGAGCGACGACCCGGCCCAATACACCTCGAGCTCGCTGGCGACTGACGTGCTCAGCGTTACGGCCACCGGGTTGGCTGTGCGAGCCCAGGTCGATGAGGACGCAAGCGAGGACTCGATCATCAACAGCCAGGAGATCATCCGGGCTGAGTTGGCCGGTGCCTTGACCGACGCCAAAGAGGACGTGGTCATCAACGGCGACACCGCCGCGACTCACCAGGACACGCTGAGCGGTTGGAACATCCGGAGTAGGTGGGGCTCCAGCGGTCTCGGCGGCACCGCCGACCACCGGCGAAGCTGGATTGGATTGCGCGCGCGGGCCGAGGACGTGTCCAACTCAACGGACCAGAGCGGTGCCCAGACCTACGCGGGGTTCTTGACCGCCCGCTCGAAGCTGGCGTCTCCCCACGGTGTTTCGGGCGACCTGGTATGCGTCGTGTCGCCAGAGTACTACCTCAAGATGACCAACTTTAGCGAGGTCATCACGGTCGACAAGATGGGCCCGCAGGCCTTCATCCTCACCGGGCAGCTCGCTAGCCTGGGTGGCGTACCGATCATCATCAGCGAGTTCGTGGACAACCAACTCAACGCCAGCGGGATCTACGACGACTCGACAAAAACCAAGACCGGGTTCCTGTTGTTCAATCGGACCCGATTCCTGATGGGGCAGCTGCGGGGGTCCACGATCGAGGTCGACAAGGACATCACCCGAGGCCTGTTCAACTTCGTCTCGACGCTGCGGGGAATTTTCTTCACCGTCGACGCGGCGGCACACAAGAACGTGCATTGGTCGTACAACCTCACGCCGTGATAGCGGTAACGCCAGGAGCAACTCATGGGCGCACCCCAAGCGATTCATCTCGAGACCTACTTGCCGCTGGCCGTTGCGACTGCCGGTACAGCTGACACGCGGTCATTGGCCATTTGTCCAGCTGGCACGTGGAAGATCAAGGCGGCCTACTTCTCCCCGGACACCGCGGTCACCGCGAATGATACCAACTACGCCACGATCGCGCTGAAGAATGGGGCCACCACGATCGCCAGCGAGTCGACGACCACGACCGACACTGGCAACCTGACCGCGCAGACGCCCGTTGCGTTGGCTCTGACCGGCACGGGCAAGGACCTGGAGTTCGCCCAAGGTGAGGCCGTCACGATCGCCGTGACGAAGGCTGCGAGCGGAGTGGCCATCGATGGGCAGGTCTGCGTCTATCTCGAGCAGCTGAGGGTGTGATGGCTGGTGGTGACCCGGTAACGCTGACTCTGGTGTCCGGAGGTCGGTACGCCGGGAGTCGAGATGGGTGCCACGAATGGGCAGAGGGTGAGACTCGGGATGTCCCGATGGATACTGCGGTGTACCTCCTGGCTACGTTCGGTGATCGTTTTGCTCCGGCTCCGATCGCAACTGAGGCGGCATCGGGTCCGACTGCCGACAGGGCGATGCGGTCGCCGGTCAAACGCAAGCCGGTGCGGCGCGCGGCAAAGCTCACGACGATCGCGAAGGTGAGTGAGCGGTGAAGCGTTACCGAGCGAGTGGCCGAGGCGAGTGGCCGCCGGGCATCTACTGGACACCCGGCGAGGAGCGGGACGTACCGGTAGATCGGATTGGCCAACTGAAGCCGCCCGACTGGCTGCGGCCGGTCAAGCAGGCCAGGGGGCGCGGCAAAGGCAAGGGGTGAGCCATGGCTTTGATCACTACAGCCGAGGCCAAGCTCTACTTGCCAGGTTTGACGGGCACAACCGAGGATACCAACATCGACACGATGATTGGGATCGCCGGTGAGCGACTCGCCCAATACTGCGGCTACCTGCCCGCGGCGACAGGCGGCGGTGCATCCATGGAGAGTACCGCCTACACCGAGTACTACCCGGGGCCCGGCGGTCGGCTCATGCAGCTGCGGCACTACCCGGTCGTGTCGATCGCAACGGTGGAGGACGACCCAACCGAAGCGTTTGACGGGTCCAGCTACCTCATCGGAACGAGCGACCGTGTGCTGCGTGACGCTGAGTTTGGCGAGCTGTGGTTGACCTTCGAGTCGACGCATGGGACGTGGTCAAACACTGTCCGCAAGGTGATCAAGGTGGTGTACAACGCTGGCTATTCTACTACTCCAGAGGGGCTGAAGAACGCCGTCGGTCTGGTGGTACGTCACCTGTGGCAGATGAGGGGTACGCTGGGGCGGTCCTCGATCGCCGTAGGCGGCACCTCCGTCTCACCGGGGCCCGAGACCCTACCCGAGACCGTGCGGGAGCTCCTGGGGCCCTACAGACTCGCTGGGGCGCTGGCATGAGCACGATCACGCTGGGCGAGTGGCGGCGCAAGCTGGGCGACGCAGCCGGGCCCGAGCTGGCTCGAGTGATCGCGGCGGCACTCCTCGAGGCTGGCGAGGTCGCACGAGGCGAGGCAGCGACGCTGGCGACGACTCGACACCGGGTGAGGAGTGGTCGACTTCGGGCGGGCATCTCGGTACGCGTTACCGACGTGCCCCGCAAGCAGGTGGTACTCACCAACGATGTCATCTACGCTCGCATCCAGGAGGAGGGCGGGACTGTCAGGCCGAAGCATGCGAGCTTCCTCGCTGTGCCGTTGCAGGCTGCCTTGACTCCGACAGGTAGGTTGAAGGCGCGTTTTGACGTCGGCTCACTCCGCGAGGTCAAAGGTCTGTTCGTGCTGCGAGACGGGAAAAACCTGTTTCTCGCAGAGTCGAAGGGGAAGACCGGTACCCTTCTATTCAGCCTCGTGAAATCCGTTACGCTCGAAGGCCAGCATATCCATCGAGACGGTCTCAAAGCGGGGGCAGAACACCTAGGCGTTGACCTCAGGGCCCGGGTGGCGAAGCTGTTGAAAGGGGCAGCCTGATGGCCAACGCAACGCTGGCGAAGGTGCTCAACGGGTACAAGACGGCGCTCGCACTGCCCGATGCGACGGGTGACTACACGTACGATCTGAGCGGTGGCGACAGGGTAGTCATCGGTGGGGCGGAGTGGCCGCCGGCATCCGTCCCGATGGTCTACACGATGGAGACATCCGTTACGGGCGAGCACGGCAGTGTGTTGGGCAGCTACCACCGGCGGGTATCAATCGTCACCATGGCCGTGGTGGCTGCCGACGGCGAGACTCCCGAGGCCCACGTGTTGGCAGCCTCGGAGCTGGCCGACGACCTGTTGCGCGCAATCGAGGCTGGACGGTCGGACGCAAGCGGAGTGTTCGCTGTTGCTGGCATCCGCGATATCATAGTTAAGAACCTGACAGTTGCCGCGTCGAGCATGGTTCTCGGGGAGCCTGGGTTCGGCGTTGTCGTGTTCACTGCGACGATCGACTACGTTGCATCGACAGGGGCGTGACGAATGGCCGGATGGTTCGATAGCAACTCACTATACCGCACGGCGATTAGCGTGGATGCGACCGGCGTTGCGGCGGGTACATTGGACTTCGGCTACGGCTTCCCACCGACGATGGACCAGTTTTGGAACAACGTCCAGTCGACTGGCAAGGACATCATCGTGACGCTGGCAGATGGCGTTACCGAGATCACTAGCAGCCGAGCAAGCGCCTTCGACCTGGCGGCTGGCGGCGCGTTCAACGTTACCACCCGAACGGGCGGAGTGAGGGTTGAAGCACTACAATCGGGCGACTTCGACTACTCCTCCAACAACCTGTTTTGGATGTATTGGGGGGACGCAACCTCAACGCTGCACACGTTCGGGACCTACGGCGGGACGGAGGTGCAAACGCGGTACAACGTGATGGCGCCCAAGTTCGTGCATCCTCGCATCAGGACGCGCCCGGAGCTACCTGGCGAGACGACACCGCGCGTCCAAGTCAGCAAGATCAGCACCGAGGTACAGTACCTGTATTGGGACTTCGGTGGTGAGCTATTGCCCAGGGAGAGTCTGTACAATGGCCGGAGACTCGCTGAGGGAATCCAGTCGGTGATCACCCAAAGCATGACCGGCGGTGGGGCGGCAGCTGTCATCGACAGCAACGTCCGGTTCATGGACGCCGGCGTGTTCCGGAGCACGGTAACGGGCGGAACAGACGCTGTAGACTACACGCTCGAGGCGAAGGCAGTCACGACAATCGGCCGGACGTTGACGCGCCGGGCGTTACTCAAGGTCCGGGATCCGGACGATCAATGAGGTGAGAGATGGCAGCGAGTTACTTCGGACGGGGCGCGGCCTACGGGTTTGGTGTCGAGTCGACGTGGGGGACGCCGGTGGCGCTCACCAATTGGCTGCGCGCAATGCCTGGCGCCGACCTGCGGCGCGACATCAGCAAGGTACCGCGCAATCCGCTGCACATGGGGGGCGCCGTCAACTCGTCCCTCAGCCATTACGTATCGAAGGATGATGCAGGTGGAAGCAGCGTTTTTGAGGTCGGTTACCAAAACTTCGGTTTGATCTGGAAACACCTGGTCAACGACACCAACGTCACTGATACCGGTACGGGACCCTACACCCACGTCTATGCACCGACCGAGACCGAGACAGCCGGCTTGACCGTCGAGCAAATCAAGGGTCGCACACCGACTGCCGTTCGGTCGGAGACCTTCGAGGGAATGAAGATCAAGGACGGCACTCTGAGTATCTCGCCGGGTGGTGTATTGACTTGCCAACTCAACTGGCTTGGCGAGACGAGCGCGGCCCGGGCAGCGGCGAGCACCCCAAGCTACGGCGCGGATGCCCCGGTCCTGCATCACCACGCCGGCCAAATGAACATCAACTCGGTGGCCTACACGATCAGGGACATGACCATCAAGGTGGACCGCAAGCTGCCGCGCCGGGATCAGTTGGGCAGCAAGAACATGCTGGAGCCGCTTCCGTCGGGTCCGTACCAGGTGACCTGTGACGTTACGCTGGAGGTGCAAGATGCGCTGTACACGCTGTTCACGGCCGACACCGAATTCGATGCTGACATCACGTTCACCAGCGGAACCAACTCAGTCAAGTTCGACCTATTCCAGGCGTTTGTCGGTAGCTATTCGGATCCGACGAGCGGCCCCGAGATGCTGACCAGCAAGCTACAGTTGGTCTGCCAGAGCGATGGCACGAACGACCAATGGAAGGTGACAACCGTGAACGACCAATCCTCAGCGATCGGTAACGGGTGACCCATGAGCGACCTGGTCGACCAACTGATCGAAGCCAGTCATGAGACCGTCGAGCACCAGGGGTGGGAGTACCGCATCGAAGCGGTGTGCAGCTCGGACCTCGTCGGATCGTCCACGGAGTGGATGCTGCACCTGCCTGTCGAGGCATTCGGCGATGGCGACGAGCTGGCGAAGGCTTTTGCCCAGCTGTCGCCGGACCAAGCCAGAGCGAAGTACGAGGTGATGGAGGCCGCTGTGTGCGCGGCCTGTCATGCCATCCGGGCGCCGGGTGGCGAGTGGGCGGACGTGTGTTGGGTGCGGCGCAAGTCGGACGAGCAGACCGAAGCCAGCCCGCCACGATTGTGGATCGCGAGGCTGCCCGGGAAGAAAGCCGCTGTGGACGCCATCTTCTGGGCGGTCTGGCTGCTGAGCACTGATGGGGGTGCGGCGGCGGACCGGATTGCGTCGTTTCGTCAAGCACCCTCGACTGGTACTGATGGTTGACCGGATCGCCAAGCGGTACGGGCTGCTGCCCCACGAGGTGCTGGATCTGAATCCGGAGCAGGTGAGTTACGCGATCGCTTGCGTGGCCATCGCGGACGAGGACACGGCCATCCAACTCGAGAGGATGACTAGCGGTAACGGCATGGTATTCCCGACGATCGGGGTGGGGAATGGCTGACACGATCAAGATGGTGCTGGACCTCGACACGGGGCGCGCCGAGAAGTCGCTGGACGGCGTTGCCAAGTCAACGGACAAGGTTGCCAAGTCAAGCAAGCGAGCGTCCGATTCAGCGAAGGACCTCAGCCGAGCCCACGAGCGGGTCCAGGAGTCGGCTGGCGAGGTCGACTCCATCATGCAGGGGCTGGCCAGCGCGCTGGACACCGTGTCGCCAGCAACCGCAAATATGGTCCGCGTTACCGGCGACCTGTCGGGCGGCCTCGAGGCCCTCGCCAGAAGCGGCGGAATCGTGTTGCGTGTGTTGGGTCCGGTCGGTGTCGCAATCGGAGCCGGAGCGCTCGTGTGGCGCAAGC